ATTATTCATATTTGCTGACCGTGCAACCCACGCTGCGCCATTCCACCATTCAAATGTTGATCCGTCGTCACTTGATAGTTGGTATTTAATTTCACTATTGGTTTTTGTTGCAGTTTCTATAAAACTATCAATAGATGAAGTAAAAACCCAGCCTGTAGAATTATTTATTGCAGGATCAAGTATTGAAAAAGCCGTATCAGATATAGTGCTCCAATCTGGTGTATAATTTGCAGTATGCTGAACAGTATTAAAAAGCAACACATCCCCAAAATAACAATCTGGATTCCAAGAGCCTGTATTGTTTGAACCGATTCTAATCAATCCTGTTGTACTATTTCTTGTCATTGTTTGCGAAAGATTAGATGCTTTCAAAACACCATCTTGGAAAACTCTTGATTCTCCAAGGTCAAAATCAAAATTTATCTCATATTCATATACTTGTCCGGCTGTTGGTGAAAATGAAAAAGTCAAAGAAATTAAAGGAGTTCCAGTGCCATCATAAAAGTAAATATACTGCGTAGTACCAATGTGATAAAGTCCTATTCTGTTTTTATTGAGATTGTTACCCTCTAAAACTTCCATCATTCCCGTAATGCCTACCGGAGCACCTGTATAATTTGGTTTCCATCTAAATCTAATACATCCCTGTTGTAATAATGTATCTGCGTTACCAAGTCCCGCATAGTCAACAAATTGTTGGGTTCTTCCTGTTAAATCAAGTTCTCCACCTGAAACTGAAGGTGATCCAGTTGGAGTACCCGTCAATACTCCATCACCCCAATTTGCATCTATGTCCGTGTTATATCCAACATAAAATGTAGCATTGGCTGGTCTTGAATCTTTTAAACTGGCTTTTCCCGCTGTAACCTCTATTAAGTTTGAATCATAATCATAATTACCTGGAGTAGTAAAAGGCCATGAGGTGCCTCCACCAGTTTGTATTTTCAATGCTGCTCTATTTGAATCAGTTTCATCAACTATTATTTTATTAGAATCAGACAATGTGTAATCAGATACATCGTTATAATTTATATCGTCGTCATTATTCGCCTCAACTTCTAAAGCAATAGCAGCATCTTCACCAACACCGACAACTTCAGTATCAGTGAAGTCAGGGCTGCCGAAATCAAACTGTGTATCTGTTCCCCATTTGGCTTTTCTTGTAGGCATTGTTTAACCCTTAATAGTTTAGATATAGGGGAGTTTTTATACTCCCCATTATTATCTTATTGAAACTATCTGATTTCTCAGTTAGCAGCCTTAACTCGGATAACCTATGATTGTCACGATACCCCTATCCGCTGCACCATTTGCAATGACGTTCAAAATTGCACTTGTAGCAGTTGTGAGAGTTGTGTAGGCGTCGTCTAAAGTCCCTGCCCTTACAATTGTCTTATCAACCGCGCAAATCATCGCGTCTGATATCGCATTAGTTCCACTTCTCAGAGTTAATGTCCCGCCCACGTTGGCGGTTGTACATTCAACGTGCGCGTCTGTAATAACCATTCCATAAGGGACAGGTATTGACAGCGCCCCGGTTGCATCCGCCGTAACTGCGTAACGTATCATTCTAGGTGTACTTGCATCAATTGTCTGTTGTGCGAGTACCTCGTTTCCTATCTCAGTTTCTTGACGCGTTGGATCTGACGCGTCAAGCTTATCTGCTTCTTCTTGTGTAAGTGCCATATTTTTAGTACCTCATGTCTTGATTTTTTAAGTCTTACCCTAACAATATTGCTGTATGCTCTGGCTTGATTAACTTTGTTCCCCAAGCGATTCTAATATGAACAACATTCTGTAGATACTGCTTATAAAGAGCAGCCTCAAAGGTAATTCCTGTTACCGGATCAGTCAACATGATTGAGTCCTCCGCAAGGTCACCACCCTCGGGTATGGCTGGCATTCTTGTTGCAAGCTGTATTGCAGAACGCGCAAAACCAAGGTTTGCAGTATAAGAAGAACCTAGAACACCTTCGACGGTATCGGCAAGAGTAGACTGTAAGCCCGGCGCACCGATGACTATATTACCAGTCGCTGCACCACTTGCAGTGGTACTTGTTATCGCATACTTATTTGTATCTCCCACCCATGTAACAATGTCACCAGCAAGGATAGTTCCTGAGTCCGACCCATTCACGGCTATAGTAGTTTCGCCGGCCGGCTCACCACCCGCTGCATCAAAACCAGTCGCAGTGCCCGCTGTGTGACTCTGTACTTGCGCACTCTCTCTAATATCCATACCAAAAATTGGTAGTAAAACACCTCGTCTTAATGTGTCATCTGTTCCGGCTGTATTAGCCTGATTAAGGTTTGCAAGAGTTCGAAGATTAACACCCGCTGTAGTATTTACTACCAGGTGTCTGTCAGATTCTGGCGCTCCATTGTCATCCAGTATTTTCTTAATCTGTGCTGCGTCTTCCAATGAAGATCCAAAAGGAGCTGTTCCTGCTGTTCCGTAAGCCCGTGACGCTCTGAAATACTCCCCGGCTATGTCCGCTTCAATCGCGTTAACGAGTGTCCGCATTGCCTGAGCCGCTTGTTGTGAGAATGTACTGGAATAAAGCCCAGTATGTTTATAAGCTTTTGTCTGCTCACCATTCCACCTGATAGGGACGTGCTTAGAATTATCGATTGTTATCTCGACATTTCCGATTGTCTGATCTCCAGTGTCTGGAGGGGTGACGCCCGGTGTATTCGTTGCAGCTGCTGCAGCCGGTGTGATCGGTATTACAACAGCCTGATCCAATCCGACACGCGCGATAGAATTATCCATCGAAACCGCCGGAATAAAACCTGTAAGCTCCCTTGATACAACATCAAGCGCCTCGTATAAGTCTGGGATTAAATTTGTTAATGTATTAGCCATTTTGTAATTTCTCCTATGTTATTTTAAAGGACTATATTATTTTAGTCCCGTCAGCTATCACCTTTCGTTGACCGTCCAGAGATAGCGCGTCAAAGTCAGCCCGGTTAAGTTCCTTAGCCCCGGGGGTAGATGTCCCCGCTTGAGGTGTTCGGCCGTTTACCAAATTGGTTTTGACTGTCTGTTCAATATTTGTCGTTCTTGTTTTGTATGCGAGGACATTATTCAAAAACGCCTCGACGGACTCGCCTGCGATTATGTCGACAAGATCCATATCAGCAAGGTCATTGTCTTTTAAAATTTTGAGCTTAAAATCACGAGCTTCTCGAGCCTTGTTGATGTTCTCTAACTCTTCGAGTCTCGAGGACATTTTCAAATTGCTGTCTTTCAACTTTTTCTCTTCATATTCTGCTCGCTCTGTTGCGCTCAATCTCTCTTCAAGTGACCCTCGAAGGGCTTTAACCTCTTCGGCTAATTCACCAACTTTCCGGGTCTCCCCCGCTTGTAAAGATTTAAGCGACTTAATAAGCTCATCTTTTTTCTCTATTTCCTCTTTCCAATTTATGCTACTTGTGTCATCCAGTACGATAGGGTCGGGGTCTTGCGTTGTTGCACTACCATTCCCGGCGTTCGTTTGATTATCCATATTATTTCTGTTTTCTCCTATACACTTTATATTTCCGATCTCCATCACTTTGAAACTCGATTAACATCATTTTAATCAATTCCGTGATGGATAAACCAGTTTCCGCTTTTAAATCAATTAGCTTTTGCTTTAGTTCTGGTTCTAATCTTATTACTATATTTCCGTCAGCCATTGTCATACTCTATATCCTATATAAATAGATTTATTTGTCAATTTATTTTTTTAATGCCACGTTTTCAATAGTTGGTCTTTTTTGTGTAGCCCTTGATTTTGCTAATTTCGCAGCCCTCTTGCGCCTTGCTGCCTCGGTGGCCTTTATTGACTCACGCCCTTCAAGGGTTTTTCCCCACTCTTGATAAGAAAGATCCTTATTAAGCACTTTCCATCTGCCATTTGCCAGCCTTGACCCCCGCTTATTCGGCGAAACTCCATAAGGCGCGAATTCAACATTGCATCTACAGTTTACAGCCTCGGCGGCGGATAAACCCGCACCATGTGGCATTTGGGCGCTCGACCCATCCGGGAAAGTAAAAAATCCCTGATCGTCGGGTTGGGTACCTGCCCGGCTGGCGCTATCCATCGCCGCATGGGTAGCCCTGGTTTTACCGTCCAACGTAGCATTCCAAATTTTCGTACCCACAACGCCTGCATCTTGCGCCGTTAATATTGCCTCTTCCGCGCCTATGTTATGACCCTTTAAAAGCTCTGTTCTTGCGACCGTGAAAGCATGCCTTTTATTCTGCTCGAATACTGCGTCTACCTGCGCAAGTCTATCAACCAGTTGTTTCGGGCTTATCCCTTCGACAATGGCTTGTGTGACCTGTTGCCTTACGCCCGCTTGAACTCTTAGAATCTCCTGTGCTGTCCGCTCCTTTATGCCCAACCCGTATATCTGGCCGGCAATCTCTTCCGAATATAAGCGGTTGATATATGGGATATTCAATTTCCTGTAGCCTAGGCTATAATCAAACCCGACCTTATCGAGGATCTGAGTATTGACAGTTTTGCTGATATCATACCCATATCCATAATAGGCATTTTGGTAATTGGTAATAAAGCCATCAGTCATAATCAACTGTTGCCGGGTTTTAAGTGTAACAATGTCCTTCTTAAGACTCGCTAAGAATTTGTTCATCCTTATAAGTCTATCTGCTCGCGCCTCGGCATATAATCCCTTCTCAATCTGCAATCTGAGCAAGGCCATTTTCTTTTCAATATTCTGTTGCGCCCTGTCGTATATGACAATCAACTCGCGATTGGCCTTCTCGACCTCGGCAAGGGATTTGTTAAATACTTGCTGTTGAAACCGTGCACCCATGCTTAATTATCGTCCGCATCGTCACTATCATCGGTATTAAATTTCGTTTCGGTTGCCATAAAGGCCGCCATATTTGCTTCCTTCTCCTTATCCCTCTTCTCAATTTCAAGGGGTATATCCTCAACAAGGGATGAGGGGAAAAGCTTTAATAATGTTTCGTCGGACAATAGGCCTGACCCCTTCAAGGCAACTGCTATTTTCGATCTTGTCTCCAAGTCAAATGGTAAATTCCGTTGCCACTCGAGTGTAGCCTCAACTACGGTATAAGAAGAGTCAAGGAACAATAATGCATTATTGATCAATTCAAGCCTATGTTGCAGACCTTTGCTAAAATACGTTTCCATCGTAGTTACGAGATTCTCGAACGGAACGAGAGCATAAGCAATCGCGATACCCGAGGGAGTCCCGAACTTCTCATCATTCAAGTTCGGTATACTGTTCAACTCATAGTACCAGCGTTCAAACAATTTGGTAGATTCGAGTGTATTTGTAATATCTAAATTCCGCTGTAAGAACTCGGCGAAATTGCCCTCTTCTTTACCACCAAGACCGTCAATGACCTTCAATTCCTTAATCTTCTCGGCGCTCTCAGCATCGAGCTTTAACGATAGTGTAAGTATAGTATCATTGAATTGATCGATAGCGTTCGCGATTGAATCAGACCCGAACGAGTCCAATTTATCAATGATTGGAATTGACGCTTGATAAACACCCATCTTGTCAGAATTTATTCTATATGGGTATAACGGCACGGCGTTAAATGGGTGCGGTTGACTGTCTATATATACATAGTCCTTATCGGTTAGCGGTCGGCCTTCCGCGCCTTTTTGAGTGTACTCATAATAGTCGATAGTTGTGGGGGTGTAGACCTCGGCTTTATATATCTTTATCTCATCCCCGGCTGGGTCTATGTCCGCTATATGATAATACCTGATTGACCATTTTAGGGTGTCTTCTTTTATAGTGTCCGCATACTTGAAAATACAAGTCTCACGATCAATCTTGTAAAACTGTATTCTCTCATCCGCAAAGTATAATAATTCAGCACCCTCACCTTTTACAGATGTATCTAAAAACACCTCGGAGCTTTCCAAATCGGCGTCATTATCTTCAAATATTTCTTTAATTTTATCGACTGATTTGGAGTTCGTTTCTTCATCCGTATACACATAATTAACGTTCCCGGGCTTGAATGCATAACCCATCAAGTCGTTAATTGTACGTCTTGCAAACGGTAACGGAACAACGTTATTAGGATTTATGTTCTTCTCGGCCTTCTCGAGACCGTCCGCGATAACAGGCGGATTTTTACCTTTGTAATATGCCACGTTTCTTATAAACTGACTCGGGTCGTTACCCTTGATTATCGCAGTAACCTGCTTACCTGTTAATCTGATACTCTCTTCTATTATTATTGCATCTGCCATATTGTTACCACCCTAAGATATGCGACCTATCAACTGCCGCTTTTTTTAGCTCTCTCATACGTAATCTCATCTTCTCTGATCCATATCGTAACGCGTCTATGAAGTGATTGCTCTTGTCTACTATCTGAGTCGTCACCTCATCCGTCAGTTTATCCACTTTATAACTGTAGTATTTAAATTCGTCAAGAACTCTTTTACAACGTGGGTGGACGACAATACTCTCAAATGAACGTAAAAATGCAATCCCCTCTTCTATGCTGCCCGGGGCTTTTTTAGCCTTCTTAATTATAAACCCCTGATTTCTCATGTAGCTGTTAAGCTCAGGCCTGGCACTATCCGCGCATATCTCATATTTTCTGATTTCTGGGATTGTATCAAATAGGGCGGGGGTGTCTGGGATCTCAACATTGATGCCGCCAGCCTCATAATCGATATAGAAGATATTGTCTCTAATAAAGAATCTGACTACTGCGATAGGGTCTACAGAAAAACCCCAATCCGCACCGAAATAAAAAATTGTGCTCTCGTGTGGTTCTTCAAAATACTCTTCTCTGAATTTCCCTTTAAAAATACAAGCGTCGGATATAGTTCGACATTCTCCTTCCCATACGTGGAGATACTGTTCATAATTAACCCGCTTCATATACAACATATCAGATTCCAAGACTTTTGGGAAAAATGGATTATCAAAATAGTTTGTTCTAATCTTTAGGCAATCGTCACGTTCGGCAAGAGTCCAATCTGCGTGAATAGGCGCTCGGTCTGAATCAGGATTGTAGGTAACAATTATTTGACTATCGTCCTCTCGAATTGTAGGGATTAGTGTATCAAAACTTCTCTTACTTGTCTTGTGTCCCTCTTCTACCCAGCACAGATTTATACCCTCGGTAGATTTAATATCGTCAATGTTTCGATGTAAGCCCTTAAATATGAACTCGCTCCCGTTTTTACCCTTAATGGTTTTATCTGTGACATGATAGAATGCGCTGAGTCCGAGAACTCGAATGCGGTCAGATAGGAGCTTATGAACAGAATCTCTGATTGAATTTTGCACCTCTCGAGTGCACAAAATTCTTAACGATTTAGTGTAGGCTGTTATGAGAAGGAAGTCAGCGACCCCCCACGATTTACCCGATCCCCGGCCGCCGTATATAACGATAAAACGTTTTTTGCTCTCGTATAAAGGGGCTAGTATTTCAGGGATATCAACATTTAGAATCATTTCGTACTGACTGGGTTTATTACTATCTGGACAGGTAGCTCATTACCCCCGGATGTTAAGTCTAATTTAGTCTTTTCAGTTAAGACGCCTTTTAGTATTTCCTTAGCAGCCTTAATCTTGTTTTCATCTGTGCCATGTTTGACTATCCGCCTTAGCTCGCGGGCTGCATCTGATTGTGTATCTAAAAGAATTTGGAGAGCTTTTTTCTGTAGCTCTTCTATAGCTTGCTGGACTTTAACTTTTTTCAATCGTCTGGATATAGTGTTACGGTTCTTCTCAGTCCGTTCGGCAATCCATTCATTTTTATGCCCCTCTATTTTAAAGCGGATAATGGCTTTATCGAGTTCGTCCAGTTCGTCTAAAATTCCACTTTCTGCATTATCCGGCATAATATTTGTGTCCTTGTCTGATACTTTTTTGTTGTCTGTAGTCATAATTTATTGGAGCGTCAAAGTCGGTACTGCCCCGCCTCCTTTTAAGTGGTTCTTAAATGTGCTACTTTTACACCATTGACGCATTTATTTCTCTTTTTTTAAGTTTTCACAATATTCTACACGTTTTTTAATAATTTCTATATAATCTTCATTCATTTCAATGCCTATGTAGTCACGTCCGGTATTTATACACCCGCATAAAGTTGTTCCGCTCCCAGCAAAAGGGTCAAGCACTGTTCCACCGTCTGGCGTTCTGGTTAGGTTGCATAAATATTCCATTAGTTTTAATGGCTTAACTGTTGGATGATTGTTGCTTCTTTTTTCCCCAAGTGCCGACTTTCTACCCTTTGCCGGATTACTTCTTGCACTTGCTGGTGGTTCACCTAATGGCAACTCTTCACACCCTGCATTGCGTTCGCTCTTACTTGCTTTTGCACAATAGAAGAATCGGGAAGCACCGCCGGAACTTGGGGCAACATAATTATTCACAATAATATTTTTGCTTGTATTCATGGAGACATTACTATTTATGGATTTATTTACTCCATCTTGTCTACTACCA